TTTGCTGCGCAATTGTTTCTGCCCATGGCATTGACACAACCTTCTTGGCCGATCAGGACATTGCGCCTGTGCGTGCGTCTTTGAGATAATGACTCTCATGACCAAAACAGATCGGGCAGCAGAGGCGATTCTTGTCGCCTACGGTGTTATATTCTGGTCACTCACAGGGCTATCTGGGTTCGCCGCATTGGCCGGTGCAGTTCTCGGGGCTGTTGGAATTTGGCTGAACGGCGGGTGGAAGGAATGGTCAGCTTACATGAGAATGGCTGGTATATACATCCAGCTAATTGTAATATGGGGGGCGCTTGTTGAGAGTTTCGGAAGGCCTGAGTTCGCCGCGTATCTAACAATATCAGCTATTGGAGCGTTGGCGCTGAGGCGCGCTGCGCGCCACGCGGTCGAATATAAGAGGTCTGAATGGAAGCCGTCGCACTAAAGGCAGTCTTTGCTGCGTTAGAGACATTCGGGCCAGGGGCCGTTATGTTGGCCGGACTGGTGTATCTTGTTTGGCGCGGGGAGGTCGCGCGGGCAAAGAAATCCGGTGACGCTGAGGCAAGGCTGCGGGAGGCGCTTGACGCTGTTTACAAAAGCAATCTCATGGTTGCGGCGTCGAATGAAAAGCAGGCCGAGAATTTCGAGCGCAATATTCGGGTGGTTGAAAATATCAGCGGCCACATAGATGAAATTAAAGCGGTGCTACATCGCATGCAGGAAACGGCTGCCGAGATGAAAGGCGCCATGAAATAAGGGGGAAATGGGAATAAACAAAGAAACGATGGGCCGGATCACCGGCGCCGTCTCCTTCGCCTGCGGTGGAAGATCAGCCCGGCGCCACCTCCCCTTCTGCAAAGAAGCGCGCTGGGCTGGTCGCAATCATTGCGGCGCTGGGCGCAGGTCTTAGCGCGTGGCTGTTGGGGCTTACCTGCGCGGTGCCATGGCTGGCCGAGCTTCTTAGCGTTGGGTGCACCAGATGAAGCCGAAAATCCCAGGCTGGACGATGCGCATAGCCAAGGCTGACAACCTTTGGAAGGAAGTTAGGGAAGCGGCTATGTCTGGCGATCCGGTGCGAATGGAAACGGCGGTTAGCAAATTCGAAACGCTGGCCCAGATGGCAATTGCAACTTGGCTTAAAGAAGCGCGCGAGAAAGAAGCACGCGAGAAAGGAGCGCCAGAATGAAACAATTCTGGAAGTCTAAAACCATCTGGGGGCTGGCGATGATGATGCTTTCAAGCTTCCCCGATGCAACCGCGCCGATCTGGTATATGCTGCTAGACGCCGGTGTGCCTGGTGAATGGGTGGCGCGCGGGCAGATCGTGGCGTATCTAATTGGCTTTTTCTTGGCGGCCTATGGCAGGGCCGTGGCAGATAAGCCGCTGGGGGTGAGGGGTTACCCGGCTTTTATCATTCGCGCTTGGCATCCCGCGCCGCATCTGGGCTGTTGTGGCGTGGTCAGGAGTGGCCTTACTGGCGCTCATTGGGGCGTATAAGGCTGGCGGCGATATGGCACTGACTCAAAAGAAACTGAAATCTGACCAAGTGAGGCAGCTCTGAATGAAGTCTTTAACTCCACAAATGACAGAAGCTCTCGCCTCGGTAGCTGCTCGGCTATGCTACTGCTGGAGAATAGAGCGGACGGATGGTACTGTCGTGGGCTTTACCGAGCACGACAAGGACTTGACGTTCGACTCTGTGACGTATCTAGCAGCAGATGGTATTCAAGCCACCACGATTGTCCAGACACTAGGTCTTGCAGTGGACAACCTTAACCTAGAGGGAGCAATCTCCGCGTCGTCGTTAAACGAAGACGACTTGGACAGGGGGCTCTACGATGGCGCCGACGTGACCCTTTACCTTGTAGACTGGTCTAACGTTACTACAAGGATGACACTAGCCAGAGGGGCAGTGGGCGAGGTTAAACGGTTGGAGACGGCTTTCTCTACAGAATTCCGCTCGCTATCTCATCGCCTAAATCAAGTTACGGGGCGTGTGTATCAACAGTATTGTGGCGCCAGCCTCGGAGACGCTCGGTGCACTAGAGCACTAACCAGTTCGGAATTCACACTAGACGCTGGCGCAGTCATAGCCACTAACGGCAGAATAATTGAAGTAGCGGGAGCTGAAGGATTCGACAAAGGCTGGTTTTCTCGAGGGCGTTTGACGTTGCTTTCAGGGGGCGCTTCAGGCACTGTCTTAGAAATAAAAGAGCATACGGGAACAACTATCGAGTTGTGGACACCACCTCCTGCGCCTATACAGGTGTCCGACACGGCTAAGCTTGTGGCGGGGTGCGATAAAAACTACGCGACATGTAAGACCAAGTTCTCAAACGGTGCTAATTTCAGAGGGTTCCCATTCATCCCCGGCAACGACATACTTACTTGGGTAGCGGATCCAGGTGATAGTGTATATGATGGAGGGAGTTTGTTTAAATGAGCACGGTTGATCTAGCTCGGGGATGGTTGGGAACACCTTACAAACATCAGCAAAAAGTCAAAGGTGCAGGGTGCGATTGCCTGGGTCTTCTACGAGGGGTATATGAAGAGGTAACGGGTCTCGAATCTGAGAAGCCCCCGCCCTATACTCCTTCGTGGGGTGAGGCTCAAGGGAAAGAGCTGATGCTCGCTGCTGCGCGCAAGTACCTAGAGCCTTGCGACAAAGTAGAACCGGGGGCTGTGCTTGTGTTTAGGATGAAAAAAGGTTCTGTTGCAAAACACTGTGGTATTGTAACCGGAAAGGATGCTATGGTGCATGCGCATGCCCACCGCGGGGTCGTAGAAGAGGTTTTGGGGGATTATTGGCAGCGCCGAATCGTAGGCGTCTTCAAGTTCCCGGAGAGTTAAATTGGCTAACCTTCTAATCCAAGCAGCAGCTACCGTGGCGCTAGGCGCGGCTTACAGGGCGCTTATGCCTAAAAGCACAGTGCAGGGTGACGCTGGGCGACTCGAAGAAGCTAAGATAACAACTGCTTCTGAGGGCACTGAAATCTCACAACTTTGGGGGCGCCAACGAGTCCCTGGGCGAATAATCTGGGCCACTAAATTCCGGGAAGTGGTAGAAGCAGAGCCGAGCACCGACGGCAGCGGTAAAGGTGGTGGCCCTAACGAGGCTAATGGGCTCACTTACCGCTACTTCCAATCGTTCGCGATTGGGTTATGTGAAGCCAAAGGCGCGCGCATCCGTATTGGCCGCATTTGGGTGGATGGCGCCGAACTCGATCAATCTAAGTACACTATCCGGTTCTACGATGGCTCAGAGGCGCAGGTAGCAGACCCCCTAATCGCAGCTACTGAAGGAGACTCCCCTGCTTTCAAAGGGCTGGCTTACTTGGTTTTTGACGACTTCGAGGTTTCTGAGGTCGGTAACCGTATACCTCAGATATCGGTAGAGGTGTCACGGTCCCTTGACGACGATCCTAACCGCATTGAAGAGGTACTTGAGGCAGTCACGATGATCCCCGGCGCGAGCGAGTTCGGTTATGGTACGCGAATTTATTACACGGGAGGTAGCGAGACATCCACCACTGAGAACGTATCGCAAGTCCTTGACACTACAGACTTCGAAGTGTCGATGGATCAGTTGGAAGATGACCTCTCCAACATCTCATCTGTAGAGCTCGTTGTGACCTGGTTCGCCGATGACTTGAGATGTGATAGTTGCTCGATTAAGCCAAAAGTAGACGCCACAACCAAGGAGGTAAGCCCAGTAGACTGGCTTGTTGCCACCGAGGATCGAGCTACCGCTGATCTAGTCTCTGAGTATGAGCCAGGTAAGATGGCATCTGGCGGTACCCCCGCGGACATCACGGTACGGGAAGCTCTAACTGAGATAAAAAACCGGGGGCACCGCGCCGTTTTCTACCCGTTCATTATTATGGACATCGAGAGCGATAACACGCTCAGCAACCCGTATTCAGATAACGCAACGGTAGTGGGTCAGCCTGCGTATCCTTGGCGAGGTAGAGTTACTTGTTCCCCAGCCGCTGGCTATTCTGGCAGCGTGGATAAAACTGCCGCGGCAGCAGCTCAGGTAGACACTTTCGTGGGCACTGCTGCGGTAAGTGACTTCGCAACTTGGGACGGAGATAAGATCTCTTACACTGGCCCCTCTGAGTGGTCTTTTCGGAGGATGGTGCTCCACTACGCGTATTTGTGTAAAGACGTGCTCTCGTCGGGAGACGCTTTTATCATCGGCACCGAAATGGAGGGTATGACCACCATTCGTAGTAGTGAATCTGACTATCCTTTCGTAGACGCGCTAGTTTCTTTAGTTGCTGATGTAAAATCCGTACTAGCTCCGGGGGTTAAGGTCTCATATGCTGCTAACTGGTCGGAGTACCATTCCCACCGTCCTGACGACGGTTCTGGAGACGTGTACTTCAATATGGACCCTCTTTGGGCCGTCTGTGACTTCATTGGTATCGACAATTACCTGCCTTTGACAGACTGGCGGACAGCGGATGAGTATGACTACCGCCTAGACGCCCTCATGGAAGGTGTAGAGGGTGGCGAATACTATGACTACTACTACGCGTCGGAAGCTGATCGAGAAGATAATATTAAGGCGCCAATAACCGACGAGGCTTATTTAAAGCACTGGGTTTTCCGGCAGAAAGATATGCGTGGGTGGTGGCAGAATTCACACATAAACAGGCCCAATGGTGTAGAGTCGGGAGGCAGTACTTCCTGGGTACCTTCGTCAAAGCCAATCTGGTTCACTGAGTTTGGTTGCGCTGCTATTGACAAAGGCGCTAATCAGCCGAATGTGTTCTTAGATCCAAAGTCGTCAGAGTCGGCGATGCCATACTTTTCTTCCGGCGCACGCGATGATCTAATCCAGCGCCGCTATATCGAGGCTTGGATCAAGTACTGGTCTGTTAATTCGCCGGCGGGAATGCTATCGCAGTCAGATATGTTCGCGTGGACCTGGGACGCCCGGCCATACCCTGCCTTCCCGTATGGCGAGTGGGGTGACCGCGACAACTGGCGCCTAGGGCACTGGTTAAATGGCAGGTTAAATGTCATGTATCTTAAGGACGTGTGCCTGGACCTCGGTGCTTCAGTTGGTCTCGACGAAACTTACTTTGACTTTACTGGCTTGGAAAAATACCCCGCGCTTGTCCGAGGCCACTTATCAACCGCGATTAAATCGCCGCGTCGGATAATAGAAGAGCTTGCGCTGCTGAGCCACTCTAATGTCTTCGAGTCTGAAGGCGTGGTCAAAGTAGCGCGGAAGCGCAGGAGTGACATAGCGGTTTTCTCCGCGGATGACCTTGTATCCAGTAGTGACAACCCAGGGGGGTTCGAGATTGTTACCGCCCAGGAAACTGAGCTCCCACGCGAGGTAACTATAACTTTCTCGAACGAAGCTAACGCTTTTCAATCGGCAACCGCTAACGGTAAACGCCAGACAGGAAACTCCCAGCTTGTCCAAAACGTGCGAGCGTCTTCTGTCCTAGAACCTGAAGAAGCGCGCAACCTGTCCGAGGAGCTCCTTAATGAGCGAGTTATTGGGCGCCAATCGTTTAAAGGTGCGTTCCCACGCGACTTGCTGCGATACGACCCCGGGGATTTGTTCAGTATAACGCTGCGCGGTCGCACTGCCGACTTCAGGATCACTGAAATGACGACTGGTTCGGACATCAGCGTCGAGGCTGTTCGTTCTGACAAGTCTATCTACACGCCTCGCGCAGTTGCAGCGCCTTTAGCAACTACAGGATCTAGCTTGAACGCTCCGGGGTCGGCGGTAGCTGCTTTTATCGACATACCTCTACTTACGGCAGATGGTCTCCACCCCTGGGCGCCTCGTATAGCCGGATACCAGAACCCTTGGCCAGGTAAGGTAGTTATATACCAGGAAGACGGTTCGGGTGGGTTCGCGTCCATAAATTCATTAAATACACCTGCTGTAATGGGTGAAACGACAGCTACTTTTCTTGCGGGCCGTCTCAACATGTGGGACAATAAGTCAACCCTTGCAGTAAACTTCTACGGCTCAGCAAGCAGCATCATGTCGCTGTCGGCTACGTCTGTTCTTAATGGCGCTAACACCGTCGCGGTAGAGACGTCAACTGGCTGGGAGTTAGTGCAGTTTCGCACAGCTACGATCCAGCCGGATGGTTCATATGAGTTGACAGGACTACTTAGAGGTCAGAACGGTACCGAGTACGCCATGGAAACGGAGCTCGCCACGGGTGCGCGTGTGATTTTTGTAGATGCTTCTTGGGGCGCACTTAATGTGGCTCAAGACCAGTTAGGTATCGAGAAGACCTTCCGTTACGGTCCGATAGGAGTTCCTGTAGGAGATGCTCGCTATACTGAAGTGATTTATACCCCTTCCACGCGACCACTGATGCCTTTCTCACCTGTTCACTTGAAGCGAAAGACGTCGGGAACTGCTCACGTCCTGCAGTGGACTCGACGTTCTCGCCTCAATGCTGACGCATGGGACGGAGCAGTTCCTTTGAATGAAGAGTCAGAGTCCTACGAGATAGATATCTACGATGGGTCAACCATCGTAAGAACTATTGAAGTTGTGGGCGCCACGTCGGCGTTGTATACTGAAACTCAACAGACTAGCGACTTCGGCAGCAATCAGCTACGCCTGAAGTTTACCGTCTATCAGATCTCGGCAACTGTTGGTCGAGGTGAAGGAGCTACCTATGACGACACTTAACTTCTCAATCCCCGAGATCGCCGCTAACCAGGCGCAGAAGCATGTTACTGCTAACGAGGCGTTTAACGTCATCGACTATGCTTTGGACAAGACCGTGTCAGACACAACGCTGACCGCGCCCCCTGGATCGCCTTCCGAAGGAGACAAATACATCGTCTCGGCACCCGCGACAGGCGACTGGGCATCACAGGAAGGCAAGATCGCTTGCTATAGCGATGCAACTTGGATTTTCTTCACGCCGAAAGATGGTTGGGAATTCTACGACATAAATTCATCGACGATGCTGCGTTATACAGGAGCGGCGTGGGAGGAGTCTATCCCGGGTGATTTCTTGACCGCAGGTGCCAACGGCGGGGGCGTCAAGATGGTCACGCTCGAAGAGCACCTCACAAGCTTGTCGGGCGCTACGGTCAGCTCGACGATAGCTTTCCCAAACCAGAGCCTTATCCTCAGCGCGACCCTGCGCGTCACCGCTGCCATTACTGGTGCGACCTCGTTTGATTGCGGCGACTCCGGATCTCCTACGCGTTTCGGCAATGGAATCAGTGTTGCGCTTAACACGACTAACCAGGGGACAACAGGCCCAGTCGGTAACTACGCGACGACACCGCTGCTACTGACTGCGCAAGGCGGTAACTTCACAGGTGGGAACGTCCGCGTCCAGATTAACTATCTCGAGTTCATCCCACCAACCTCGTAAGGATAACAGCATGCTCACGGGATTATTGGCACGTTTCGCGATTGGACGCGTGTTCCAGTCAGTGGTTTCAAAGACTCCCCAGCAGATCTGGGCAGCTCTTGCGGTAGCAGTGCTTTTGGGCGTAATCGCCTGGCAGATCAACGACCGCGCGTATGACCGCGGTTTCGCTAAGGCGGATGAGCAGTGGCGCGTCGTGGTCATTGAGGAGCGTGCTCGCCAAGACAAAGCAAACCGAGAAGCGGCACGACTTGCCGCGGAAGAGATTGCCCGTTTAAACGAGGCTAAAGGAGCTCGAGATGCAACGATTGCAAGGATACAGCGGGAAGCCGCGTCTGATCCTGACGCTGGGCGGGTCGCTATTGGTGTTGACAGCGTGCGCCGCCTCAATCAAGTCGATTGACGAGCCACCGCGTCTTGACCCGGTACCTGCGGAACTGACGAACAAGTGCGCCAGCCCAGTAAAGCTACCCGTTAGGCCACTAACTCAAGAAGAAGTCGAAATGTATTGGCTGAATGACCGCGCCAACTTGGTAGCTTGTGGTTTGTCGCGCGACGCAATCCTTAAGTACTACAGTTACCGAGACAATCTGATCACCGGATCTTAAGGGCAGGCTTCACTTCTCGTAGACGCTTTATTGCAGCGTCCAGGAGAACGCCAACGTGTGCCGGGATTGCTTGGCGTTTGTTCCGATAGTTGGAAATCGACTGTGGCGTTTTGCGTAGGTGGCTCGCCATCTTGGCATTGGTCCAACCCAGCGCAGCTTGCCGACGTCTAAATTCGTCTGCGGTCATGCTCGGGCCCTTCTGTTGAGCAATTGATAGCATAAGCGACTTATACGCTGCGAGCAAAAAACCAGGTCTTGGTATTTCCCTGCACGAAACCCCACTATACGCGTGCGCGCGACCCGCGTGGTGTTTGGGGACCCCTGTGCATGCCGCAGGTTGTGCATGCTCACCAAGTTTTTATGGCGCCGCCCACCAAAAAGACGCATGCCGCTTGCATGCCGCCCCGCTTCACCCAATGATCTAGACGTTTTGCCTTGTTTCATCATTGCGCGAGCGCGCACGTTTCGTCTAAGTTCGCCTGTGCATCAACACCGTCACGGAGCAACCAATGACCGACCTTATCTGGCAACCCAACGTCTTTGCACTTGGGCAGACGCAATTCAACGCCCCCGAGTTCCGTGCATGGATCGAACTGAATTGCTTCGACTACCAGACGGCGGATGCCCGTGATACGCCGCTTGCTCGGCTTTGGCAAGACGTCGAAGAAGACGATGCCATCGAGCGCATGATCGAGTTCGGAGGGCGGCACTGCTACCGAGCATGGCAATCGGGTCGCGACCGTTCCTCCTACATCGAGAACATTATCGAGATGGGGCACGGTTCAGTTCTCGAGCACTCGACCATCAACTGGGCGATCCAGGGAGTCTCGCGCTCGTTGTCTCTCGAACTCGCGCGGCACCGCGTCGGCATTGCTTTGAGCCAAGAATCCCAGCGGTATGTCGATGCGAAAGACATCCAGTTCGTCGTACCGCCCATGGTTCAATTCTTGGCTGGCGGTTCCATGTCAAATGCAGACGAGATCGTCAGTTTCGCGCGAGCGTGCGAGCGGCAACGTGACGAGTATATTCGACTGCAGGAATCCATTGTAGCTGAGATCCGGCGGAAGTCGCCTAACGTCAAGTCGCTGACCATGATCAAGAAGCGAGCTAACGAAGCAGCTCGCTCACACCTGCCTAATGCTTGCGAAACACGCTTCCTTTGGACGACCAATATGCGCCTTCTGCGGCACTTCCTCTGGCTTCGCGGCGGCTCGGGAGCAGATCTCGAAATCCGCCGGCTCGCTAACAGGCTTCTTGCCGTTGCGCAAGACACAGCACCTTCTGTCTTCAACGACATGGCGTCTTCCATCAATGATGGCGAGTTTGGCGTCCCAGTGATTGTGAGCTCCAAGTGATCCAGGTCTACGTCGAAAACGCTCACGGAATCATCGAGGGCCTTGGGTATGACGACGCCCGGTCTCTCGGTGACCGCTTAAGCACCGAAGTCGAGTACCAAGGCAACAGGATCAAGTTCGTTCCCACACGATACGCCTTGGACCTCCTCGTCTCGGAATATGGGAGCGACACTTTCCATCCCGGGTGCCGTTTCGCATGGGGGCACTTCTACAAAGACAAGCCTAAGCAGGAAGTCGAGTTCGAGTGGGTAACGCAGCCTTACGACCACCAGCGAGAGTGGTTCGGTATCATCAAAGACATGCCTTACTTCTCGCTTGAATGGGAGATGGGCTTAGGCAAATCTAAGACAATCCTGGACGTCTGCCAGTGGGCCTATTCGAAAGGAGAGCTTGACGCGTTGCTCGTCGTCACCCTTAACGGCGTCCACCGCAAGTGGGTGGAAAAAGAGGTGCCCACACACTTTCCGAAAGGAAAAGCACACGCTGCTTTTTGGAACACTGGTCGCGTGGATGCAGGCATGTGGTATGGCCCGAACGCACGCAATCGGACGTCGATTGTGGACAGTGATCGCTTCGCCATTGCGACCATCAACTTCGAAAGCGTTCACCGTGCAAAAGGGCTCAAATTCTGCGAGCGCTTCTTGCGGTCGAGGAAGTGTGCCATCGTCGTTGACGAGTCGCAGTACATCAAGACCCCAGGGGCCGCCGTAACCAAGGCGCTTCTGAACCGCTTGAAGAAGCTTTCCACGCGCCGCTGGATCACAACGGGAACGATGTCCACAGGATCAACACTTGATCCTTGGGCGCAGTATTCTTTCCTGGATTCCAACATCGTTGACAACATGAAATTTCACCAGTGGAAGGCCGAGTTCGCGGTGCAGGAGCAGGTCGCGGACAAGACGTTCGAAGCATGGGAGTACGACAAGTTTCTGAAAAAATCGGTACGGGTGCTCAAGCCAGTGATGACTGTTACCGGGTTCAAGAACGAGGAAAAGCTCTGCAAGATGCTTGACCCATTCAGGTCACGCCTTCTGAAAGAGGATTGTCTCGACTTACCACCTAAGGTATATAGGATGCGTTCATTCGAGATGACCGACAACATGCGCCGAGCCTATATGCAGATGAGCAAAGACTTCTTGGTAGATATTGAAGGTGATCGAACGATGACCGCTACCATGGCAATGACCAAAATGGTTCGGTTGCTCCAGATCGCCCAAGGATACGTTGTCCCTGACGACGCTGACCCGTTGGACGAGAATGTGCCCGGCATACCTCTTGACGATAAGAACCCGCGTATCGAGGCGCTTATGCAGGAGATGGAAAAGGTCCGGAACAAAGGAATCATCTGGTCTTACTCCCGG